CTCTGTACATCTCATGGAGGCTAATAGCCCATGCGTCTAGCTGTGAGTAAGTATCGAGATCGATGACTTTCTTCTTTGCCATGAACTTAGTGTGACTTACCCAATAATTCAATTATGGTATCGACACGCGCTTCTAATCTATTTACCTGGTCTTTGATTGATGAGCCGCCGTTAGGCTTTAGTTCATTGAGATAATGCTTGACCAAGAATTGTAGATAAGCAGCTACTCCGCCAAGGACTGTGACTATTCCTACGGCGATTGCCGCCAAATCTACCGCGTCCATTACTTTTTCGGGCTCGCGTAACCGAATACACCGGCAACGATCGATCCAAGGATGGCTCGATAGTCCAGGGCGAAGTTAGATGTAGTTCCCCATACGGCTAGGAATGCTCCTACTGCAATTATTGCTGGATGTTTCATGTTCATATCGTGCCTCCTAGTAGCGGAATATTAAAGAACGAGCCATCTGTATCGCCTTGCTTAGTGAAAGAGATATGGCAATGATGATTATGCGGATTGCTTCCAGAATACTTGCGCCAGCGCCAGCCCATGCGAGGCGATGCAATTCGTCCGTTAAAAATGACGTAGGCAATACGCTTGTCTCCTGCCTTGGCAACGAGTCGAATCTGATCTGCAATATCGGGCATGAGGTCCGGCTTGCCACCTTTATAGACATCTCGATCGACATCGATTGCTCGAACAATCCCAGTCTTTGGATCAGGATTGTGGTCGCTAACACGGAGTGAATGACGGTAGTCAGACACCCATCCATCCGAGCGCCTATCACGATCGTACGTGTCATCGAACTGTTCGCGCAACTGTTGCCCAGCCTTGCATAATACTGGTTTCATCCCAGCAGAAGTTTCGCTTCATCTTCAGTAATGCCTAGACGCTCAAGTAGTGCGGCTTTAGCTGCTGATGCTTTGGCCATTTGTTCAGCTTTATAAGCATCGACTTTAGCAAAACCAGCTTCAAATTGAGCTTTAGTAATTGGCTTGGCTTCAATAAATTCAATACCCTTAAAATCATCGCCTGTAATAACCCATCCGCCTTCGGGAATCAACATCGATAAAACTTCTGCACCTGTAGCCATTATGCACCTATTTCCATGAGTGTAATTGTTGATGTTCCGCCATTGGCTTGGACCGCCAAAGTAAAACCGCCTAAATCTGTAGCCAGTTGGGTTTTGTAAGTGGTTGCTGAGGTTGTGGCTGGCGAATCGAGGTATGTAGTTGAAGCCGAACCTGCGTTAATTTCTACAGTTCCGCCGTTATAGCCCAAATACTTTTCAAAAGTAACGATAGAAGTTGCGCCGCGCAATAGTCTTAATTGTAAAGCACCATTTGTTCCAGCATTTCTATGACAACCGACTTGATTGACGAATACTAGAATCTTGGATGTTGCTGAAGTTGGTGTAATTGTGGCAGTTAAACCTGTATCAGCAAAGGAAGTCGATGTTGTTGATGTCTGTGTCGAATATGTAGCATTTACAACCTGTAAAACTTTTCCGCCGCCAGCAGCGTCAGCCCATTTGATACCCGTCGCAGTTGTAGAATCAGCTGTTAAAACTTGACCATTAGTGCCCACGGTAAGGGTTGCTGGGGTAGCGGAAGAAAATGCTGTTATCAAAGCGCCCTTAGCTGTTAATTGAGTGTTTTGAATTGCATTTGAGTCATCTTGTGCAACCCATGAGAAGTCGAGATCAGTACCAGAGGCCTTCGCTAATACCTGACCTGTTGTGCCGCCCTTAAGATCAACTAGTGCCGTATCGATGTCTTGACCGAGTGCGGCAATAGCGGTAGCGCCATCCTTTACTAGGTCTGTGGACTGAGGAATATCCCATCCAAAGTTAGTGGTTGTTGTTGCCATTACGCTACTGCTCCAATCGCATTAAGCCAGGTTAGGCTTGTGTTAAGGGTATTCCAGGTTTCCGCTGCGTTTACTTGTTCCCATTTTACCGCAACTTGCGAGAAGTTTATGGGAGAAGCGTTAAAGGTTAGCGAAAGATCATTGACTGAGGCTCGGAAGGTCCAGCCCTCGATGTAGCCCTGAAAGCTGCCGTCATTGATGTTACTTGGTAAATTCTGTAGCCAAACGGGCATGCCCATAAATACATTAAGAAGAGCGTCTCGGTCTGTATTGTCTATTTCAGGGTTTCCAAGAGGGAATGTGATTGACTCAAACTGGGCATAAGGGAATGATCGAAGAGCTATATAACGATCTGCGACAAGTGTTGCGTCTGATAGTTTATCAACGTTAGAAGTAAAACTTTGAGCCTGTAGGCCATAAAGGGACTGGCTTTGTAGGTCTTGGGCTGTGTAAGTGTTGTTACCGCCGCCATAGCCAATCGTGTATTTATTACGAATGTCGCCAGATTTAACCGTAGTTGCAATACCACTAGCTAAGGCTTGTCCTGCATCTAGTTCAACGTAGCCGTTATTGGCTAAGTAATCTTGCCTGTGAGTGCTATCTGCATATCCAATATTTCCGTGAGCGTCCTCGTAAATGTAACCTAGAGCCGAGGTAGCGATCTGGCTAACTAGGCTATAAATATCCGTAAGGCTTGAAGTCCTAGCAATCATTTCATAATCGCCTGGTCGATCAATCTCACCTAATCCAATATTGCCAGCATTTGCCCAAGTTATAATAGGGTCATAAGTAGCCCAAGTTTGCGCTGCTGGAACCTCGTTCCATTGAGCCAAAAGATATCCGCTAAGAAGTTCGTAAATCTGATCTCCGTCATAATCTTTAGACAAGACTCCAGCATCGATGAATTTAGGAAGTTTGGATAATGCTCCTAGGGCCACGATCGTTAGAAGAGTGGTCGATCCTAAGGCTCCGGCCGTATTAACCGAAGTCCCGTAATCGGTAACGTAACCGCCAAAGATAGGGATAAAGGTTCCGCTAGTGTTCTTTACTTCGATCGTCAGTTCTGTTCCTACATTAAACGGGTAAGACTGATTATTAAAATTGATCAGCTGAATCTGGCAATATCCGGCAACTGGCTGCGAATAAATGTCGGTGCGACCAGAAGTGATCGTAAAGTTAGCTAGGGTTACATCCGTAAGAACTGTCCCATTAATTTTAACTAAATATTCTGGGGTCCAAGCGGTCATGTATTAAAGGCCAGACTTCCGAGAGTTCCTCGAGCTGAGGAGTTATTAAGAATCGACACTATCTGGCGAGCCGTAGACTCGCTATCAATCGCGCCATTAACGGTTATGTTGATTGTTGAGCCCTGGTTAGAACCAGAATTTCCGGACATGCTCTGGCCGTTGGGAATGATTAGGCCGTTCGTATTAGGTACGAATAATTCAGGACCGCGCTCGCCTACGATATAAGAAGTTCCGCTTCTGACTGGCCCGCCATTAGCGCGACCGCCGCCAAATACATTCTCAATAACGCCACCAAGAGCTTGCGTGACTGGGTTATTCTTAACAAAATTGACGATTGCCTTAATAGCGTTGAAAGCCTTATTAATGACATCAACTAGGTTAGAGAACAGGTCTATCACGATCCCTATAGCTGTTCCCAAAACTTCGAATGCGTTACCCAAAATCCTGCCAAGTACCGGGGCCAAAACATCGCGAACGAATGTGGCGACCGCCTTAAAGAATGCAAGCAATGGCTTAAGTTGTTCTTCGTTCTCTTTGATCTTGCCTGCAACCTTTTCAAACGCTGCTCGCAAACTGTTAATAATTGGTGTCAAGAAGTCGCGTAATGCAGGGACGACATATTCTGTAATAAAAGACCAAGCAGCTCTAAACGCTGGAATAACATAATTGGTAATATAACCCGTTAGCGCCTGAAAGATAGGCGTAAGTTTAGGTCCTAATTCTTCTGATAACTTTTGAATGGCTGGAATGACATTATTGACGAAGCCTGAGACTAAAGGAGTAATGGCATCAAGGACGAATGATCCCACCGTTTCTTTGCCTTCATCGAAGGCCACCTGAAGGCGCTGCATCTTGCCCGCGAAGGTATCTGCCTGCGTTGCAGCTTGTCCGCCGAAGGTGTCAGCCAATTTAGCGGTGATCTGCTCCATTGACATTGTTTTAAGTTCTGCTGCTGAAAGTCCAATACCGAGCTTTACAAGTCCTGCGGTTTGGCCTTCCTGAGCCTTGGCAAGAGCATTAGAAACGGCTTCAAGTGACTTACCAGAACCTGCGCTAATATCAAGAGCAAGACCTTGGAGTTTCTGAGCTTTTGCTACATCGTCAGTCGCAGTAACAAGGCGCTGAAGCGATGGACGAAGTTCATCATCAGTTACGCCAGTGGCAAGAGTAGTTCGAGTTATATAACTTTCTGTAGCGCTGATCTGGGCATCTGTAGCGCCCGTGACATTCTTTAGGGCCGTAGCAAGGCGTAACTGAGCAGCCTCGTCCTCGATGGCCGACTTAACTCCATCTACTAATAGTTTTCCAGCATAAGCGGCGGCGGCGACTCCTGCGGCGGCGAAAGCGCCTGCGGCTACCTTACCGAACTTGCTTACTTTATCTCCGAAACTAGAGACTTCGTTATCTGCCTTGTTTAAGCCCTTGGTAAAGTTATCGACATCTGCCAGGAGTTTGAGCGTTAAGGCTCTTGAAGTTGATGCCATTATCCCCACTCCTTCAATATCTTAGTAAATGATTCTGTCCATCTTGCAACTATCTCAGGTTGGATCCTGCGTAATGTTGGATAAATGAACCAGCCCTTAGAGCCTCGGCCTTCACGGCCTGACCATACGGGGAATTGCTTATACTTATTAGAACCGAACTCGAAACCGCCCCAAATATCTTTAGTGGTTGCTCCACCTGAGAACTTTTGAGAAGCGAACCCGTAAGTAATCTCGCCGATGCGGCTTGACTTTTTGACACGGGCTCCGCTTGCAATACGTCCGGCTACTGCTGCACTTGGCCTTGACTGAGCCGTCTGAATAATCTCTGATCGAGCGAATTCCGCCAGCGCTCCCGACTGGCGTTTAGCTTCTTCTCTTGCTTCTTCCGACATACCTTTAAGCGCCTTAAAAACTTGGCGAAGTTCAGTCTGGTCTAGTGCTACTTGCTCACTTGCCACGATTGCGCTCCTCCAATACTTCTATAGCGGTCAAGATATCCTCACCTGTTCGCCAGTGATCCATAGGGATCTGAGTGGCTATTGCCAGTTCTACTAAGAGTCGGCTTACGCTTCCTCTTGGATGACTTTTGGGCTCTCATCACCGACTTCAACATCAGCGACAGATTCCATCCAGACATCAAGCGGCTTAACTGGCTTTCCCCCGGCATCTCTTTTCATAGCACTATGTGCTACATAAAGGATGTCCCACATTCCGCCGAACTGACCAATAACCTTCTTAGTGGTTATTTCCCATTTGGCGTAATCTGGCGGACGCACCTGGTAAGTGGTTTCTGTTCCGTCAATATATTTAATTGTTATGTTCTGTTGCATTGTTTGCTCCCGTTTCTAGTTTTAGCTGAATGTTTCTGTTACTGCTCCACGGCGTACTTTGAATGTAAAGTCTACAGTCTGAGCATCTGTTCCAGAGCCTCCCGCTGTAGGGAATTCTGGGAATACATCAAACGCAAAGACTGCGCCTGTGGCTGCTGTCATTGTGATTGTAATGGTGCTATCTGGTGTTGTCTCTGCTGCTGTCCATAGAGCCTCGCATACTGAGTTTGTCTTACCCCAGTCGGCAAGCATTGAAAGAGCAAAGGAGCCTTCGAGATTGACTGTCTTAACCTCTTCGCCATCGAGTGTCTGATAGACCTCGCGGACGTTGGTCTTTGTGAGAACTGCTGAAGTCGCTTGTGCGTCAATATCTGTTCCACCTGTGAAAGATAGAGCCACATCGCGACCTGTGATTACTGTGGTTGCCATTATTTATCCTTAGTTTGTCTGTGTGTAGTAGGTAGAAACTCTGATATCTGCCACCAAGCAATTAGATGGGCCGACTTGAGTAACTGTTGGTTTTTCAACCGCTCCGACTGTGTACCCGGTTGGGATCACCTTCAGAACACTGATTACGAGCTGCTCGAGATTATCGAGCGAAGCCGGGTTGCTGTTGTATGCAACCGCGACTGAGATCACTAGATTAATTTTAATGTGAAGCGTTGATTTATTAATGGTCTCTAATTCAAGATAAGGAGAATCCGGGACGGTCACTACGAAAGGAACCATAGGAGCCTCTGGGACGTACGCGTAGACGTTGCCCGCTACGTTCGCGAAAGCTGTTGCTAATGGCTGACGAACTGTGTCAAGGATGGTCGATGCTGGCATTATTGCACCATTGAATCGGTGTCAATATACGGACCTAGGAGCCCTGAAA